TCGCCTGGTCGCCAGACGCTGCCGTGAAAGCATTCACTCCGGGCGTAGCTTCCTTGACTTCTTCAATCGCCGCATCCGCTGCGGCCTGTTCAGGTGTCTTGCCCTTGACGATGGCGTCAATGATGGGCGTCAGCGTGACGGCAGCCAGTGCGACCGTCAGCGGCGTGCTGGTCAGTGCCTTCGCAAAGGTTGCCGCGAATCCACCGCCGCCCGCGGTAAGTGCCCCGCTCACAGCGTCAGACACCACAGCTGCAGCTGCTCCGCCCCTGAGGCCGTTGATCCCGTTGATCAGCTGAAGGACCTGCAGCGCTCCGCCGGTGAGCTTCGCAACGCCCCAGGCGGTTACAATGCCGCCAAGGAGCCCCTCGACCGTGCTCTTGTTTTGAACCAGCCACTGGAAGCTGCCGACAACCTTATCGAAAACATCCACAAAGCCGGCCACAACCGCCTCCGGATCTATCTTTCCGAGATCCTCGAAAAGCCCCTCAACAGCCACGCCAAGGTCTTCCAGCATCTTCTGGCCGTTCTCCGTCTTCAGGTAATCCATCAGCTTGCCCAGCAGGCTGTCGACCACCTCCGCCGCCTTCTGCAGCGCCGGCGCGAGGCCGGACGTAACTTCCGCCTTCAGCTTTTCAAAGTCTTTCTGTGTTTTGATCAGCTGATCATTCAGCGCCGCAAGTTTGTTGATGGCCTCCTCGCTTACTGTATACTGATCATCAAGCGCCTGCTGGAAAGCTTCCTGCCCCATTGCAAAGATGGGATTCAGATTTGCAAAGCTTTTACCGAAAATCGCGTTGGCGTATGTATCCGCCAGATCCTGCGTCATTTCTCCACTGGCGACTTTCTCCCGCAGCGTTGCGCCGACCTCCCAGAACACTGTCTCGAAGTCCCTCGCCGCGCCCTGGATCGCACCGTTCTTGCCCTGCAGAATCTCATGCGTGTTGATGCCCAGAATGCTTAATACGTCCATCTGCTCCTGTGTCGGATCATTGATAGCCTTCTGGATCTTGATCTTGGCTTTCTGCCAGTCTGCCACCGTGAGTTCCGCATATGTGGAAAATACGCCCTCATACCGCTGATACTGTTCCACATCCATGCCCAGCACGGACGCCGCGGTGGCCGTGTCATCTGCCCAGCTGGCACTCTCTCCGATGCTGGAGGCAATCGCACGGCCAAGATCATAGGCCTTTTTTGCCGCCTTCTCGAGCCCGCCGGTGAACTTATCAATCCCGCCGATCACGGCGTCCAGGCTGACCTTCTTGCTGATTCCGCCGACACTGGCCGTCAGCTGATCCGCACCGGCGGAGGCTTTCTGCTCCTCCTGTGTCAGTTTGCTCAGCTCCACGCTGGTCTCCAGCATGGCCGTCTGGGCGGCGCTCAGCTGCTGCTGCATGCGCTGATATTGATTATTCAGCGGATCCACGCCATTAGACCGCATCTGTTTCAAAGCGTTCTCGGCTTCTTTGGCGATCTTGCGCTGGGTCTGCATCCGAGTTTCAAGCAGCTTGGTTTTTTCCGCCATGTACTGCTCTTTGTCGCCGGTTGCCTTATACTGCGCCTCGACCCGCTTCAGCTCAGCATCGAGCGTTTTCACGGATGTCTTCGCCTGACTCATCGCGCTTTTGTACTGGCTCAGACCGGTTACGCTCATTTTTGTGCTGATATCAGCGCCCATACTCTCACTCCCTCTGTATGCCCATCAAGGCGTCATCATATTTCCGCCTGTATATAAAAAGATCCAGGATCTCTCCCGGAGTCATATCCATCATTGTTTCATAGCTCAATCCGGCGATCAGTCCGTAACTGACCACCCGCCGGAAGCTCAGTTTGTACTCTCGTTTTTTTTTCTGATTTCAGCCAGGATGTCATCCTCGTTTTCCTTGTTGTTCTCCGCGTCCGTTTCCATGAACCAGCCCGCCGTCGTGGCCCCCATCACGGCTACCTGGTAGCTCTTCATGTTCATGGGGACGATGTGATCCGCGAGCCATTCCTCGGTCAGATCCGCAGCTTCACCGGCACACGCAAGCCCGCGGTTACCCAGGATCCTGATGGCACTGATCACCCGCCGGCTGTTCTTCTTTTTTCTGACGGCCTCCAGGAACTCGTTAAAGTCCATCATCAGCTCGTCTTCGATCTGCATCTGCGCTGTCATGTCATAGCGCAGCGGGATGGTCCTCCCGCCGATGCTTACCGAGATCTTCCGGATCATACCGGGCTGGATCTCATTCGCCTGCATGTCGTCGTTTTTTCGCAGCTCTATTTCAACAGGCCTGTTGTCCATTTGTTCCTCCTCGACGCTGTTCCTTCTGTTCTTTAACGGGACAAAAGGGAGAGGCAGCCATCGGGCCTCCTCTCCCTTTCTCCGTTAACCTCCGACAGTACTGATGCCGGCCTTGCTGTTCAGCCAGGCCTTCGCGGCTTCCCTGGTCGTGCAGAGCGTATCATCATGCCAGACGCCCTTGTCCGCCGGCGTGGTCAGGTGGATCACCGTGCCGCGCCACTCAAGCGTCGGATGATTCCATTCAACGTTCCGCTGCTTCGTCCTGGCGGTATGGCTGCCGCGGGAGAAGCGGACCCGATAGATCCAGCGGGCGACGTATCCGCCGACGTCCTTGAAGTAGTACCCGAAACCAAAATACGGGCTTTCTCCGTCCGTGGCATGATACACAACCTGAGTGCTGCCTTCAGACACCCAGCCAAGCAGCTGAGCCAGCTTGGACAGCTCCAGGCTGTTCAGCTCCAGGGAGCCGTTGATGCCATTCAGGCCGTTGTCGAAGTCCTGCAGCTCATCATCGCCCCAGTCTTCATTGTCGCCGGTCTCAGCGTTCAGCACAGCCTCCACGCCGGTCCCGATCACAAAACCGGTATCATACGTGATGCTTGTGCCTTCGGTGTAGGTGTCTACAGCCGCGGCGACAGGGTAACCCATACCAAAAATATTGGAATTCCCAGTCATCTTTTTCCCCTCCGTTATTTGGTAATCTCGCGGATAATCCGCTCAGCTTCCTGGACGACCGCAGCGGCCGCAGGTCCTTTTGCCATTGATGCCGCTTTCCGCAGCACTGGCTGCTTTTTCATAAAGCTTGTTCCGCTGTTGATGGATCTTGCGATCATGGCGAGAGGCTTCGTCTTGCCATCCATCTCGAAGTATCCCTCATCGCCGAGCCCGATACCGATCAGCGTGTCAACCTCGCTCCCGCTCCCGCGGAAGCTTGCAATGCCGATAGCGTCAAGGGCTTCCTTTTCGTCCGGCGTTGGATAGCGTGCGTGATGGCGATCCTCACCAGGGCCGCGCTCGACGGCCTTAATGCTTCTGACGCCTTGCCGGTACGAATCGGCCATCACCTTGGCGCCCTGATAGAGTGCCCGCTTCGCGATCTCTTCCGTCCGGTTCTCCATCTCGCCAAGCATCGCGAGCAGCTCATCCAGCCCAACCGTGTTTGCAGCTCCGCGCATGCTCGCTCACTCCTCCGTCTGGAAAACGTACTCACGGTGAAGGAGCTTTGTCGCCTCATCCACCACTTCCATGTTCATGTACCAACTCGGCCCGCAGTGCCGCGCCAGGATGGCCTCAATGCCAGCCCAGATCGCCGGCGCCCGTCCGTGTGTGAAAAGGTCGATGCTGCCCTCCATGGCAAGAGCACCCTTGCAGTCATCGCCGTCATCGGAAGCAACTTCGAAATCCTGCTGAAAAGTCCCATGGTTGCCGGCTGGACGTGTGGCCCATTCGTATTCAACCAGGGGGATCAGCTGCTGAGCCAGAAGGTCAGCCTTCAGCGCTTCATACACCGGCATTCACCTCCACCGCGTTCCCGCGTTCCCGCTGAATTGTCAGCTCGATGCCGTCCTCTTCGGTGACGTAGGTCCGCAGAATTTTCCAGCGCTCACCGGCGTACTCAACCAGCTTTTCGCCTCGGTACTCGAAATCATGCGCCAGCACAAGCTTCGTCTCAGGGTTCAGCCCTGCGGCCTTCGCCTGGTAAACCTCCGTCTGTCCGACGCTCTTCTCCGTACAGTACACCTTCCGCCTGGTCTCTTCCGGCTCGTCAAAGATGCCGTGCGCCTGCGGGGATTCAGCGATCAGCCAGGCAACGCCTGCTTTCATCATGTGCCTTCACCCGCCTCCACGTAATTGGTGTATGCGCTCGCATGCATCAGCTGGACCTTCTGCACTTCGTAGGCCTCCCGCAGTTGGTCATAGTTTTTGGGAGATCCGAAGCGCATCGCCGCGTAGGTGAGCACCGCCCGCATGGCCAGCGGGTCCGTCAGCGTGCTTTCGTCCGTCACCGTGTCGCCGTCGATGGAAAAAGTGACGGTACCCGGCAGCACGACCCCGGCGATCGTCAGATCATTCGCGCCGGCCATCAAAAGGCTCGCGATTTCCGGATCATAGTCGTCCGCCGTCACCCTCAGGGCAAGCTTGGCTTCTTTCAGCATTGTGTCTCACCTCTCAAAAGTAAGAGGCGGAGGATTGCTCCCCCGCCCCTGTGTGTCATTGTCCGATCAGGACGCCGCCTTGGTGTAGCGCACCAGGCCGACGCCGGTGGGCTTGCCATCGCCCAGGGCCATGCCGCGGAACACGGTGGAACCGGTCCGGAAGGCCACAGAAGCGTCGCTCTCGACCTCGACGTCCTTGGCGAAGTTCCAGACATAGCCTTCCTTCAGGTCGCCGAAGATGATGTCGGTGCCGACGCCGTCTTCGATGATCACCGGGAAGCCGAACACGTTGTACTTCGCGGGCGCCTGGGGATCCGCGACCACAACGGGCTGCTTCTGGGTGGTGGTCACGTTCAGCACGTTGCCGTAGAAGGTCGCGCGGCTCATGACGAAGCAGGCGTTGGGATCATACTCCGCCGGCAGGC